CGTATCCACCGTCAGATCGCCGGTGATGGTGGCGGAGGCGAGGGTGGCGGTGCCGCCGGAGCCGAGGATCTGGTTGGTGGTGATGTTCTTGGTTGTTCCGGACGCGGCCATCGAGTTGTCGCTGACATCGACAATCGCGAACAGGTCGTTAGCTGGAGCGACCGTGGTTATGGCGGCGAGCGCTGTAATTTTCGTATCGGGCATAAACTGTTAATTGGCTTGGATAATGAGTTTTCCGTTGTCCTCTTGGAGCAGGAAGTCCCCGTTCTCCAAGTCTAAAGAGTCGAAGGTGCCGAAAGTGATGACGATCTTGGAAACGCCGTCCTCTAGGAGGATGAATCCTTCGTCCTCGCGCAGAAGGTCCCGGCGCATGATCGGCAGGTCGGCACCTCCACCAGCTCCGCTGATGAATTGATCGATGCCGAGTCCTAGGCCGAGTCCGAGTCGCATATCAGGCGTACTTGCGGTTGTATAGGACCAGCGAGCCGCTTGAGATTGAGATGGAGGTAAACACGCCGTTGATGCTGTCGCCGGCCTGGATGGTCACGCCGCCACCGAGGTCGGTGATGTTGGACGTGCAGGATCCGAGAATGGTCGCCGAGACAGCGTGGATTTCCATCCAGTTGCCAGTCACGGTTCCATTTGATGCGGTGATATATCGGCCACCGTATTCGCCGGCCAACTGGCGGTTTGATCCGACATTCATAGGGTGAACTTCTGACTACTGCGTTTTGTGCCACCGGTCCATCCAACCTGCAAGCGTGTAGCCCCGCAGCGCACTCGCACCTCGGGGTTATCCCGCTCTACTTCCTTGAGAAACTGAGAATCCTTCCAGCAATCGTACCCAAGCCTGTTCCCCCAGGCATGGTAGAGGGTGGGGTCGATACGCATCCGCAGGCGCCCGATGCCGTCAACGGATCGGATATCGCGATCCGAGTCCTTGGCGATGCGCTTTTGATCAATGCCGGCCTTGACCCAGTCCTTCTGGATGCCGGATTGGAACTCCTTGATGACGGCGCGGCGCAGTTCGCCGGGCAGGTCGTCGAGAGCGTTTGCGATGACGGATGCTGCGGAATTCTGGGCCATGAGAAAAGTAAGGAGGGGAGGCCCGTGATGGACCTCCCCTGTTGGTTTTTTGATTAGCTGGCGCCGTTGAACATACCAAAGCCGCTCGGGTTCTTCACCACGAGACCGGCAATGGCCTCAATCAAACGGGCAGGGCCGCCGCCGGCGTCGGGCAAGGTCTTGACCTGCGGGAGCTTGGCGTAGCGGACCTCGACCATGTCCATCGGGATGACGTAGCCCTTGTAGGCAAGAGCGTCCAATTCAGTACCGTTTTTACCACCAATAAAAGTGGACGGATGTAAAATTAACCGTCCGAAATCCCCTTCAAAAATATCGATTGAGGACTTAAACGTGTCGTTCGACAGCTCCTGATTGAAGGTGCGGACAGAGGTTTGGGTAACGCTGTTTGTGACGGCATTAAGCGTACCAGCGCCAGCGGTCAGGTTGGTGAACGCACGCTTGAGCGTGGTGCCCAGGATGCAATCGTAGTCCCGGAAGGTGCCGGTGACGCCGTAGACGGCAGTCAGCACGTTCTGGGCGGTGGCCTCGGTGAAATTGGCGGACGTAATGCTACTCACAGCGCCGGAGGCCGGCTTGAAAAGCGAACCGTTGGCGACAGCGCCGATGTTTGCGGCGTTGTCGGCGGTCAACCAGTTGCCCAAGGAGCCGGTCTGGTACGGGTTGGAGGTGCTGACCTCGGTCTGCGCAGCCTGGTTGGTGCACATGAAGGTCGCCTCCATGGAGCGCTTGAGCTCAACGAGGCGTTTGGCAATGCCGTTTGCGAGCTCATCGCTCACGCCGGCCACGTTCTGCGTCTCAGCGATGAAACCGATGCGCAGGTCATTGCGGAACACCTGTCCGTAGTTGTTCAGGCGGGTCCGGTTCTGCACCGGGTTGCCGGCGCCGGACACGGTCACGTCGGCGCCGTCGACAACGCCACCCATGATCGGGGCAGCGTAGTTGTCGACCTGCCACGAGAACTGCATATTACCGAGGTCCTTGCCCTTGGGGGCCATGGACACAAACGGGGTCGACTTGGCGTCGACAATGGCGATGTAGTCCGCCAAATCCTCACGGATCGCGGACGTTGAAGCGAGCGGTACTGTACCGGATTGGCTTTCTTGGAGCAGGGGCATGATTTAGAGCATCCTTTTGAGTACTTGGGCTAATTCGGTGGTCGTCCCGGACTTGGTGAATCGCGACTTGGCGTTATCCAGGCCGACCTTGACCGAATCCTTCTTTGCAGGGATTGCGGTGGGTCGACCGGGCTGGTTGGGTGCCTTGACTAGTGGGCGGGTGGCAGATGGCTTGCCCTTGGAGGACTCCTGTGCCAGACGCAACTTGCGCCCGGCAATGAAGTCACCGACCAGCACCTGGTACTCCGGAAGTGAGGCAATCTGCGGCAGTTGCCGCAGGACGGCCTGCGCCTCGGTGTACTCGGTAGCCGAACGGTCTTTCCACCATGGGTAGAGCTGTTCTGCGATGGGCTTGATCTGCTGGTAGTTCTGCAGGAAGCGAGCACGGTTGGGGATGTGCAGGTCGATGGCGTCTTCTACACGCCGCTTGATCTGCTTCACCTCGTCCGAGCTGTACTCCTTGCCCTCTACTTCACAGCCGTCGATGTTGTCCTCGCACCACCGTTTCAGATTCCGGGCCTTGCTCCACTCATCGTTGAGTTTGGACGCATCCCAGATATCGGAGAACGGGTCTGCTGCGGACTGCACCGCGGTCGGCCTGTCGTTGGTCTGCTCCAGCTTGGTCTTGGCATCGTTGAGCTCCCGCTCAAGGGATTCGGCCTTCTCCAGCGCCTCTTTCTTCTGGCGCGTGAGCTTGTCGATCCGCTTGCGGTAACCCAGCGATTCCTCGTCGCTGTTCTCTTCGGTCTCGGAAAGAACCTCCTGATCAGGCGACTCGGCCTGATCGTCCGTTTGTTCTGCGGTCGGCTCCGCATCCTCGGCCTGATCGTCCACGGAAGTGGCTTCCGGCTCCGGCGCTTGTCGCTCGACGGATGACGCCTTCTCTTCCTCCCCGCTGAAGCGTGACTTCAGTAGCTTGGCCAACGCCGATTCGTCGAACCGCATCGGGTTGATTGGGGGCTGTGCCGTGTTTTGGGCAGGTTTCGCTTCCTGTGTATTCGTCGGGATGTCCATGCTTTTAGACCCTGCAAGCCGGGTATGCTGCGCCATGGTTGTTTAAGGCCAACCAAGAAGCCATTGGTTGAGTGAGAGCCTAGAATTGACCGGAAGTCAACTCCCTCCCGTTTCTTAACGCACTGATTTGTGCGATGAGATCCTTGATTGCGGCGGCGCGTCCTGAGTTATAGGCACGGTCCTCCGCAGAAAGTGATGGGATGATGGCGTTGTGCACCTCATCCCGCAGCGTGTCGTCGAGGATTTGGCCCATGGCCTTGAGCACCGGGTGCTCCTCTGACACGGAGAGGGCCTCGGAAAGCTGTTCGTCGGTCAGTTTCATTGGACTCCGAGGCGGCCGGTGATGGCGTTCTGCTGCTGTTGGACGCTGAACTGCAGGTTCTCAATGTACTTCTGCAGGTTGGCTTGGAAAAGCGGGTCCTGCTGCAGTTGCGCCTGATATTTCGGATTGGATTGCAGCACTTGCTGGCTGAATTGAAGGCGCATGGGCGCGGTGGGGTCGTTCTCCCGGAGTTGGGGGGGATTGCCGAGGGACATCAGCGCGATCTCGTCGTTGGTTTCGTTGAACATTTTCTGCGCGGCCGGTCCCTGCTGCATGACGAGTTCGCTGGCTAAGGTTGGGTCGATGGCTCGGAGTGCGACACTGATGAGCTTGGCCCGGTCGATCACGCCGGCAGTGTCGAGGGGCAGAACGAGGGTGCTAATGGCCTTGAGCTTCTCGGTCACGAGGTCGGTACTCATCTCCCTGACATCAAACTTGAGCATCACGTCGAAGTCCTGCACGTCCTGCGGGAGCGGGGTGGCCGAGGCCGTGATGCGCTGGATCTCGGCAGGCCCGATGTACTGCAGCGTGAGGGCTAGGACCTGGCGGAAGGCCTCGGTCCAGCCATGCAGCCAGTTGTTGATCAAACGCTGCTGGCGCATCTGGGTGATGACCGGCGGGACCTTCTCGGTCGGGCGTCCAAAGTAGCGGTCGGTCTGGGCCTCGATGGCCGCGATGAGCTGGAAGGCAACGCCGGGCTCGCGGGCGGGCGGTTGCAGGAAGCCGATTTCGCCGCGGCGCAGGACCGGGATTTGGATAGCGGGGCCGATCTTCAGGTTGCCGCCGCGGGTTTTGGGGACCTCGATGGGCGGGAGCGTGGCGAGGGACGTGTAGTCGAATATGGAGTCGCGCTGCGCCTTGACCTCATGCTGCCAGGTGGAACAGACCTCGGGCACGCCACGGCTCTCGGTGATCTGGCGGTGGATGAGCTCGGAGCGCCAGATAACGAAGGGATACTGACCGTGCGCGTAGTCGAGCCCCTCAAAGTAGCCCCACTTGTCGCCGACTTGGGGGCTGAAGACGGTGTAGAACACGCCGGGGATGCCGTCTGAGTCGACTGCTTTCTGGTAGGCGTAGACCACCTCGATCAGATTCTCGCGGTCGAGGATGGAGTTCTCGGCAATGCCGACGGCGCCATACTGGAAGGCAGCGTAGTCACTGAAACGGCCCATCGTGTTGATGGCTTCCTGCGCCCACTCGGCGTCCCACTCCTCGGTCTCGACCTTGTTCAGGAGTTGGGCCTCGGTCATGTAGAACCGGCGGAAGACTACCCGAGCGGACTGGATGTCGGTGGTCTCGGGAGGGAACACCAACTCGTCCCAAGGTGCGAGGGCAGCGATCATGGGCTTGTTGGCGACCATGGTCGGGATAGGGAAGTCGCACTCGCCCTCCTCGCGCAGTTCGCGGATGGCCTTGAGTGCCCGGCGCTTGCGCAGGTTGGGGAAGGCGGCGAGCAGGAGCTCCGCGGATTGGTCGTCGGCCTCGGGGTTGGCGATGAGGTTGGGCAGGTCGGCAAGGACGGAGCCCGCGGGCGATTGGGCGGCGAGGGCCATGACCTGATCCATGGTCAGGTACTGCTCCTTCTGCCCGAGCTCCTGCTGCCAGGTGACATGGACGCCGGCCCAGCCGTAGGTCCAGAGATACTGGGAGAGTAGCTCGACCTCGCGGGTGAGGTCGTTGTACATCCGGGCGTTCACGGTCCAATCCATCAGGTTATGCGCGGTGACGGCTTGGTCGAGCTGGCTGATGTTGGTGGGGCTGACGCGGAGCATCGAGCGCCAGAAGGAGGTGCTGCAGAGGTCGACGAGGCCGTTGATCACCTCGTCGGCGAGCGGGATGCGAGTGTCGGAGGCACCGTCCCATGGGAACGCCGGGGCATTACGGTTGGAATCATTCCACTTCTTCCCGTCGTCGCTCTGGCCGGGCCAGCGGCAGAAGCGCACGTTCTCCACATTTTCGACACGGGCGTAGACGCCGTAGTCGGTGGCCGAGCGCCGCAGCTCCTCGGTCAGTGCGCTGACATTGGGCTCGTCGCCGACCCGGGCCATCACGTCGGTTGCCTGCTTGTAGGAATCTCCTTGCATAGTGAAATGGTTTAGTATCCGCCGCCGCCGCGGCAATCAAAGCCCCCGCGGCCTACGAAGGCAAGACCTGAGACTAAAAGCATCCCCAGGCAGTCGATGGGATCCTTGGTGCAGCCCTTCTGCCCGTCGCGTCCGGTGTGCTCGGAAAGAGCGTAGATCAGGTTGGCGCAGTCGTTGGTGATGTAGAGGGAGGGCTCGTTCAGTGGGGTGAGCGGCTGGGTGGCGTCGTAGGAGAGGAGAGAGTTGATGGCGGAGGTGCGCTGGTCGACGGGCACGCCGGGGGCCGGTACGAATGCCATGGGCTCGTTTCGGGGGTCGTCGGATTCGGCGAGGAGGTCGATGAGCGTGGTGCCGCCGGCCTCGGAAAGTGCGGGGGAACCGCCGGCCTTGGGGTCGATCAGGCGCATTACGGGTTCGCCGTAGCCGAGCTCGGATTCGATCTGGCGGAAGAGGTTGCGGTACTCGGAGATGGAACGCCCGGCGTCGAGAGTTTGGGCTGGCCCGAGCTTGCCGTCGGGCTTTTCGGAGGGGAGGGCCCACTCTCCAAAGTTGGAGAAGTCCGGGAATTCGCGGACAACGATGCGCTTGCCGTCCTCGTAGACCAGGAGCCAGAGGCAGAACCAATTTCGTGCGCCGGCAGGGTCGCAGACCATGTACAGGGTGCCGCCCGGGGGTACTTTGGATGACGGGATGCAGTGGATATCGGGGCGGAAACGGGCGAAAGCCTTCCCGATGTTGTCGCTGGCCCAGCCGTAGGCCCGGGTCAGGATCTGGCCCATAGGCGAGGTGACCAGCTTCGACTTCATTTCATCGAAGGGGTTGTAGGGGTTGTCTTCGGAGTAAAAGAAGACCGTTTTGCGCCTGGTTGCGGGCTGCTCCATGACCCTGGGGGCCTTGCCGGGTGGCCATGTAGGCAGGCCCTGCTTGCCGGCTAAGAGTTCGCCGGTGCCCCAGTTCTTGACCTGTGAGCCCGCGGTGAACTCCTTGTAGACCGAGGCCACGCCTTCGAGGGGTGTCTGGGTCACGAGGAGCTTGCCGCGGCGGGTGATCAGGCGGTAGCGCAGTGTGTCCACCCAGGACTGAGGAACGAGCTCGTCGCACCAGATCAAGTCAGCCTCGCGGCCCTCGATGGTGTTCTCGGATTGCGTGTAGTTCAGGAAGTCGCAGCGGCTGCCGTTGGGCAGGATGAAACTGCCGTCGGTGAAGCCGTTCTTGCGGCTGTAGTTTAGATAGTGGATGCGGCCTTTCTTGGTGGCTCGGAGTGCAACGGGCAGATAGTTGTAGATTGCGGGCTGCTGGACGGTGACCGAGGTGGCGTGGGAGGTGTGGCAGCAGAGGACGCTGGCGTTTTCCTTTTCAAGGAGGGTTTGAACCACCCGGCGTGCGGCCCAGAGGGTTTTGCCTGCGCGGTTGCCGCCGGAGATGAGGAGCTCCTGAGTGGATTGAAACTCGGTGTTGGCGATTTCCCAGTGATCCGGGATGAAACCGTAGGTGTAGGGGTCGGCCTTTTCCAACAACACCAATTGCGTGCGCTTTTGCTTGAGCTCGAGTGCGCGGGGGTGATGGGCGTCGACCCGGGGGATGACGGGGTGCAACGGTTGCTCGTTCCACCAGGTGTCGTTGCAGTGGTCGGAGCAGAAGCGCTTTTGATTGGGGCCGGTGCGGATCTTGATGATCTCGAAGGGCTTGGAGCAGGTCAGGCAGAGGTTGGGGGGTTGGCTCATTTCCTAATATTTTTCGGTTTGGGAAACCCGTCGACTTTTACCGTTTCCGCGGAATTGCCGACCCCCTCCCCCCGGGGCCCGGTCGGCCTGGTGGCTGGCTTGTGTAACGGGGTAGGACACTGGGTCTGCCGGTGGGTGCTGACGTGCGTTTCGATCAATGTTTGCAGGGGTTTGCTGCGTGTTTACGTCACCAAGTGAATATAACTGCTATTGTAGGCATGAGTGCCCGAAACAGGCCTAAATACGTGGTTTTCAGTGGTGCTGCCGCGGTAGGGGTAGGACATTTCGGGCCATTACCTAAACCAAGTCGGGCGTCTGCTCGTCGTTCACGGGCGTCACATCGCGCTCTTTCAGGTCCTTCATCAGGTCGCGATGGCTCACAGAGGCCGTCATGGCGAGGTGGATGCTGGTGGGCTGGCCTTTGATCGTAGCCAGCTTGTCTGTTAGCACGGCTACTGATACGGGTAAGCTACGGTCATCAATGAAAGCCATTGATTCTTGAGCCAATCGCCTCG